GGGTTCAGGTGCTTTTTCAGTAACCTCTTCAGCTTCTTCAGTCACAGTCTCCTCCACCTCTTCAGGTGCAGTCTCCTCCACCTCTTCAGGTGCAGTCTCCTCCACCTCTTCAGGTGCAGTCTCCTCGACCTCTTCGACTTCTTCTTTTTTCCTTCTAGGCATTTTAAATTAGTTAAAAATTAATTGGGCTGGGAGAAAGGATCTAGCCATTTCTCCCACTTGCGGGAATGACCACCCATAAACACTAGTTGACAAAGATCGAATAGCGTTGCATAATCATGCTGCATCCACAATAGGCCATAGTTTACCAGATTTATCTGCTACACCAGTGTAGTAGTTCTCAAAGTAAACCAGTCCCGTACCAGCAGTAGCGATAAGCTCACCAGTAGTATCAAGTGAAGAAACATAGTTTCTGGACACGTCACCAGTAGAGGAAGATCCGCTACCAGTTAGGAAGATACCAACAGCTGCGCCAGCACTACCAACTACAGTAAGAACATTGTCTCTAATTCTTGCCCCAAGAATGTCTTTAGATGAAAGTGTCAAGAAGTGTCCAACGTCAGCAGTAGCTGCCTGATCACAAGTATTACCTGAAATCTCCACATCTAGCTGATCCTCAAGAATAGACACAAACGCCAACGGTGTTGTGTTCAGTCCGTATTGGAAACAGTTTAGTACTTTCAGCCCATCAGCCTCATTAGCCACTGCGCTTGTAGTAACACAAGATAAGAAATTCAAACTAGCCGTATTGTCTTCAAATTTGGCACCATCTAAGTGAAAGTTAGCAGCAGTACCGATTGTAAATGCTGAAGCTACGTCTAGGAAGTTAGCAACAAGCAATCCGCCTATCCATGTGATGTTGGCAGCTGAAACGTCAATAGTCGCAGCAGCAGCACCAAATGTGTAAGTTGGAGCCAATGCACCACTTCCAAGATTGATAATCGTAATACCAGCGGTTTCAAGATCCAGCGAAGTAGCAGTTACTGTTTCAGTATGACCCGGAGCAACGTAAATCACGTCACCACGACTAGCCACACATTCGTCTACAGCTGCTTGCACTGTTGCGTAATACCTCAAGTTTCCAAGAGGATCCGACTTAAATACTTGCTGTAGAATCTCACGCCCAGCAGCAGCGCTTTTAGCTACGACAAAAACTTGACCACCTCCAAGGAATGGAGTGGCCTGGTTCAGTTGCCCGTATCCGCTATTGTAATTAAAACCCATAATAATAGTTTGTCAATGTCATTGCTACCTCCACCTCCCTCCAGGGTTCTTATGTGTCCTTGATAGCTAGACGAAATAATTAAATGATGTGTGTCCATTGCTCTCTCAAAACAATGTTTCTTATTTGGGCAGAAGACACATCGAACATTCTGCCTAAATGTGAATAATTTTTAATGATCGTCAAGCCAGCTGGCTAATCCCCAAGTTAAGCTCCAGCACCTGTGCTCCATAGCAGTCCTCTTGGTGAAACTGTCGCTATACCGTATGCACACCTAGTGCCGTACGTCCAGTTATCGTTGTGGAAGTCCTCACCGTTATTACCAGGTGCAGGTGTTTTTAACATTGGACGTTCCCAGATACCAAGATACGCTTGCCATCCCATTTGTCCTTGTCCAGCTGCTACAAGTCCCCAATAGTCTTTCTTGGCAGAATTGTAAGCTCCAGCTGCGTCAGTAGCCAAATAAGGTAAAGCTAAATGTCTATACTTACCTTTGTATACATTAATAACCCCAGGGTTGTTTTGATCTACGTCAGTTGTAGATTGTAAAAATTGTTTTACGTTATTAACAACAGTTGGGTCGTCAGAAGTAACGATAGTGTTAAAATCCATAATACGTCTTTCTCCAAATTGAGAGAAAATCTGTGTGTTTCCTTGCAATTCAGCAACCTCTAGTCCTCCTTTTGAGAAGATAGGATTTCCAGTAATTACATTCGAGAATGTAGTACTAGATCCGTTAAGAGTATGTGAAGCTGATACAAGAGCCAAAGTATCACCTACAGTAGTAGCAACAGTTTGACCGTCCATGTCTGTGTAAGAAGTAGCAGTACAGAATGTTAATCTATGAGTTAGATCAATCTCCATCCTTTGTGGACAGAAATGTGTAAGAGAAGTGATCTTAGCCATGATCTCAGGTTTCTTGTTGTACCTTCTCATTTCCCAAGTGATATCAATTTCCCTTGCGAAACGTCTAGCAACCATATCCTTCTCATAACCTCTGTAAACTTCAGCCTTGCTTGCGTCAACTCCTTCTTCTTTGACCGCAGCGAATGTTTCAGGGTCAATCTCTGTATACCTTCTGGTATCCCCAGTATTAGCCGGCATGTCCTCAGTAATAAAAAGCTGTGACGCTAGTCCAAGCTCTTTAAACTTGTTGTGTACTGACCAATTACGATTAATCACATCTGTAAACTGCGATATTGTAACTATGTTTAAGTCCATAATTTAATTGTTAAGAAATATGCTAAGTAGTACCAATTCCAGACTGCATGAACTTCTGAGAGTTCAATGCGAACAACCCTACGTTGTCGCTGATATATTCAGTACAATAAGCCGCATCGTCGTCTGATGTTGCGTCTGTTACGTCAATACCTACCGGTGATCCAGCTAGATCAAGATAGGTACCAACATTTGCTTGAGCAAGCGTATCTGATGAAAGAACACTTACTTTCCATTCTGACCCTGGGCTTGCAGGGACCTTAACAGGAATACGAGTAGTAGAAGCATAGTCGTCGTCAGCTGCTGTAATTGTTTTTTGCACGACTCCCAAATGGGACATCACCGCAATCGACGCAACAGTAACATATCCAGACGTTTGATCAACTACCGCACCTGTAGTCAGAACCTGTGAAGCTGCTTTTTGGCCCCAGTACATTTTAAAGGGACCCCTCCATGGTTTCCATGCCATATGATTTATGGTTAGTAAAATAAAATTCCGATCAATTTGTCGCTAACGTATGCGATGACCGAAATTTTACTCACTAACGCAGAGTATTCGAAGATTTACTAGCTGCTATTATACCTTACTTCTTGTCTTTTTGCAAATCCTTCTTTAATTGGGAATACTTTTCTTCCAACTCCCTTGTCCTCCTTTCCCTATATGCGCCCCATTCCTCGTCGTCTTCGACATAAGACTCCTCTATCTCATCAAGCTCCTCAAGTTCCTCCTTAAGCTGACCATCAAGTCTTTCTTTGCCCTTTTTAATCACATCCTTCTTTAAGGCAGCCTCAATATCTTTAACTGTGATCTCCTCTCTATCTTTGCCCCATAATCTTTGGTGAGCCTCTTGTAAGCTATGCTCAAGACTCATATGTAGAGTTTCAAAAATTTGATTAAAGTGTTCTATTGCTAGACCTTTATAAAAGAATTCTAGCAATTCTAATACACGCTGCTCCAAATATGCGACATCATTATATAGAAGGTCCTTATCAAGGATATCTTTTATAATCTTCGCGACAATAGGCTCGCATCTTTTCCTACGAGCTTCTGTTAGATCAACTGGTTCTTCTGGTATTTTAGACATAATTTAACGGTTAAGTCCCACTGCGGGGAAATTTTTTAAAATTCTTCCAGACGGAAGTTGCACATTATACGTGATCTCTTCAGCACTAATCTGTACTGGAACCTTGCCAAGAGCTTTCGACCTATACTTATCATACTCCACTTTCGTCAAAGTGGTTGTGCCTGTAACTTTCTTAAGTTTCTTTTTCTTTTCGTCCATGATAGACACTTCTTCCCTATCATAAGCCATAAACCTTGGTAGCGGTAACTCTTCTAACAGCTCCCCGTCTTCACCTGACCAAGTGACCTGATATATCAATTCCATCTCTCTCATCTTGTCATTAAACTGTTTACGTAGAAATTTCAATTCAATTGCGTAAAGCGGTTTACCGTCAAGCATCTTCTTACGAATAGTAGCTACTTTTTTCTTATCAACGTCATCGTCTGATTCCCATTTATCTGAAAATACCTGTCCTTTAGATTTCTTTTCAGTTTCAAGCTTCTCGACTCTTTCTAGTAACTTCTCCAACTCACTCTTATCTATCGTCACCTTATCAGTATTAAACATCTTTATCTTCTCCGGCACATCTACCTTAACAGGCCTAGACATATCGCCCCCCTCTTCATCAGCAAAAGTATCTCCATCGCCTTCATGGTCAATTGCATACTTTAACCTTTTGTACTTCTTCTGCCATTCACCTGGCATTTTAAAGAACCCACTTTTAGCGTCACCTCTATGTTGCCGCATCTCCGTCTTCATATCAGCCAACATTTCCCTTTTGGTTTTAGGCATAATTTACTTTGTTAATAATTAATCTTTTTTAGGCGATTCCATAACCATCCCCAGTTCTTTTGCTAACGCCTTCCCGTTATCGGTATCAGCGAAATTAGTTTTCTTTTTTGAATACCCCCGCCCTTCAGCTGAAGGAACATAAGAATTCAAAGGATCAACCTGATTCTCTCTATTTTTACGATTTTCGATAAGTACGAATGCGTCATCTAACTGATTAGCAACTGCATCAGGCGTTAAAGCGTTATCACCTAGTATCTTGTACTGCTTTTCCAACTCTTTTCTTAACTCCTTGTCCTCACCCACTAATTGTCTAATCTTACGCTCCTTAACAGATCCAACAACAGCCTCCGACAGCCTTTCGTTCTGATTATGCAGCGTCTCAACCTCTTGCATATAGAACTTCTTTTCTTCGCTCCAGTTGGCCATCTCCGCTTCTCGATCAGCTTGGTTTAAGGTTTTGAATCTTTTAAAATTCATATCTTTACTCTCAAGTTTCTCAAGCGCTTTTTCCTTCTCATCAAGCTGCCCCTGGATCTCTTCCAGTTTATCAGCTTTCTCCTTTAACTCCTTTGCTGCTTCCGGGGACAACACCCCCTCAACGGGATTCCCGTCTTCGTCATAATACGACATACACTTTTGATTAAGTTATAATTGGTGGCAAACGGTCGTTATTCTCCCCTTTGCCGTATCTTTTATTAGAATTTAGTTCCACTTCAACCCCTCCTGGCAGAATCAAGGAGTTTGCTTTCTTCTCTTTTTCCGTAATTGTTCGCATAATCGGGCTATCCTCATCGGACAGGTCTATATACAATTCCGGCTGACTAGCTTCATCTGTCCCGTATTGGTTTATATAAGCCTCATAATTGCCTGCACATGCTGGGCACATTCTTATATCCCCTCTACGTGGCCCACTTGTCTGCATCTGCATCCCTGTATTCCCGCAATCATCACATTTTCTATGTTTAGATATATAAGGAGTGCCATTTATTGACCCGAATTGAGAGATAGGTACCCCCCCTTTCTCTAGTGCAGCTTTTTTAGCCTTCTTCTTTTTCATAAATTTAAGTTACAGAATATTTATCAAACTCGACCTCCAAATTAGGAGCAAGCGAACCATAAGACTCAAGTCTCTCCTTTAATAAACTCACTCCATTAATAGTAAACCTATCATGAATCATGTTCTCTTCTTCTGTATGAAGAATCATCTCCTCCTTAATATCCTCAACTAGTTCATCTAAAATGAAATTCAAGGCACTATTCTTACTTAGAGACTGCGCCTCCATATAAAAGGAGTCCTGTTCAGATTTCCCCTGTGGATGTTCAGGTTTATTAAAAACACCCAGCTGCTTGCGGGTCATTTTGCAAATATCTACCCTCCCCCACTTAAAATACAATTTTTCTATCAATCTTTTGAACATTTTTAACGAAGAGTTAACGTGCCACGAACACGACTTAAGCTGTAAGCAATTGGCTTACAGAGTTTTTAGGACTAGGTGGTGCTAACTGATTCTGTAAATCAGTCTGCCCTGTAGCTTCTGGTGGTAATGCAGGCACTGGTGGTGCTTGTGCCGGCCAAATCTTACGAGGATCTTCACCCTGTAAAATAGCCTGCCTTTCAGCTAGATAATCAATATTAGGCATCTTACCTAACGGCACGAACATTGCTAATAATTTCTGTATATACTCATCAAATTGCGCTAATTTCAAACTAGAAGTATTCTTCTCTGTCGGATTAATCTCTATACTCCAGCGATAATCTATCGCCCTTAACTCTTGTGGATCCAGATAAACCTTACTAACAGGCCTACCTCTAACAGCCTCCAAGATCTCTTCTTCAGCTAATATCTGTTCACCTGTAGGAAACGGGCCTTCTCTGAAGTCAACTATCTTCTCACCCGTCCTACCGTCCTCGAACTCTGAATCAATTGACTCTGTCCTATATACGTTAACCATCGCTTCAACACCTTCTTTAGTAGTCTCTACTCTTTTATCAATCGGTTCAGTCCAATATTTCAATATATTATACAACCTAAGTTTCGCTAACCTTTTCTCTAAATTAATTACCCCTAGTATAGTTATTCCTAATTTAAGCATCGACTGCTGTTTAGATTCGATAATCTCCCTGGCCGTCTGCTGCCCCGTAACGCTCTGCCCCTCCAAAACAGGGGATACCGATTTACTGTCAATTATCCTCTTAATAAATTCAGTAGCATTATACTCTGAAGGCGTTACCCCAATATTATTACCGATCTCCTGCAATTTATCTGGATTAACACCATTGTGGATTGTGCCTGGATAAAAAATCTTCTTACTCAACGTCTTACCAGTATTATTAGCCATCGGCGGCTGATAACTCTTCCTTGTCTTTAATATAATAGCCTTCAACATCTCATCAAAAATCTGTTGATCAACCTTCGTTTTCGCAGGGATACTTTTAGAATAAGCGAAAAACTGACTAATAGGCTCAATATCACCTTTAGCTAAAGGATATTCACATACACCCAGTAAAGAAGATAAGGGGAACGTACCTAGCACGCCTTTCTTACTCCTCTTAACAGGGAACATAGGAACACCATTTAACAAGATCATGAAATCGTTGCTCCACTTATTATAATATTTAACCTCCTCAACCATACCATCCTCCAACGGTTCAAGTGACCACCTATTATAGCTCAACCCATCCTCGCTATCACCAGCTATCTTCGTAACCTTTCTAGGCACGTTCTCCCATCTTCCCCATTTTCCGTACTTACTTTGAGCTTCAGCCCTTGTTAATAACTTCCTTACCGCTACATACGGCTGTTTCTCTAAATCGAACTCTCTTATATTCCCTAAATATACATTCAAATTATTAATCAAACTCGCTGAACAATACTTGTAAACCTTATCAACACCCTCCTTCCAATCAAAATCACTAAACTTCCCGTCGATCATCTCGAAATCTTTAGCTATCTTATTAGGTAAACGAAATTCCACCTGCGTATCCTCAACAAAAACTGTCCCCTGACTTAGCAACTCATGGTAAATTAGAACCTTCTTAACATCATACTCAGGACTCTCTATCTTTCTACTCTTCTTAATCAAATCCTGCATCGTTAACCCTAACTCATAAACTTCCACATTATCCTGATCAAATCCCTTAATAATCGGCTCTAAATTAAAATTTATCAAAGAACTCAAAACCGTGTTCCCTTTCTCCTTAGTAGTCCCTGTAGTCGTCCTGACATCAAACTCATTTATCTTCGGCGGAATATAAGAATTAGCCGCCTTAGCATTACTCTCCCAGTACTCACTAAAAGTCTGATCATCAAATTCAGCATGACTGTTTTCCCTTTGTGTCCGCGCTTTTTCCAGCTCCCTTAGTATTTTACTCCGAAAATACAACTCATCTTCCGACAAGTTGGGAGCCTCGACATCATGTTTGTCATTTTGCATCGCCCCCTATTATACCTCAAAAACTAGCAAATAGCAAACTTGTCAAATTCGTCACTCTTCACTACTTAATAAACACCAGGGCGTCAAGTATTTAACAAATAGAGAACTTGTCAAACGGCTCGCTGTTGCCCTCTTTCGCCCCTTCTGTGTATTCACCATCTATTTCAGTAAATGTCAACATAGCGGCATCTGCGATATCAGGACTAACTATGCCACTTCTACGCATTTCGTCTTTTGACATAATTTGTATCCGTCCTCTTAAATTTCTTTTAAACTTTATATCCAATAATTGTCGCCATCCCTCGTCCTCTACTAGCGCTCCCCCTTTTTTACACCATTCCTTTAGCCCGAAGAAAGCTTCAGCTCTCAAATTGCCGTACCTTTCTTTATCATCAGGTGGATCACCCACATTTACACCTCTCACCCCTACCCCTGCTAGGGCGAGTTCCTGGCTTACATTAGCCCCTATACCAAAATTATCAACAAACACATCGTCTCCGTTCAAATGATACAATTCCATTAGAGTTAGAGTTTTCTGCGCGATACTCTTATTGGTACTTTTCTTCTCTTTAGCTACCACTCTAGCTTTAAATTTATCTCTTAAAACCCAAATAGTCTCATTCGCCCCCTCACCAGACGGGTCTACCCCTAACCTCTTAGGCCCTCTACTAAAGGCAGCATCAACCGTATACCTCAAATCATTCTCAACCATCAAAGGCACGTACCCCTTCTGATCTATCGCGTCCTCACTTGGGAAATTACCACTTACCCTTATATTATGCTCATCCGAGTCCTCCCCATGCTTATCAATTATCCTGTTAACAAATTTTATATCTACTATAGGAGATTCAGCTGAATCAAAATGTAAACATTGCCAACTATGCTTATCTGAATGGTGCGAATCATAAAAATATCCACTAGTCCTAGTAGGATTCCCAATTAAGATCACCAAAATATTCTCTTCTGTCAAAGCCCCCTCAGCTACATTAAAAATCTCGTTAGGCACACCAGAATTGCCCGACCACATACAATAACCGTTTCTTCTAGTATAAATAAGTCCACTTGGTACAGTCACGCAATAAACCATATTATCATAATCTATTGTAGCAAGGGGAGCCCGACTCCTTATATGGAGCTCACTTGGCGGACTAGCCGAAATAACATATCCATCCCTCGTACTTGTAGCCCAATGGTCAATTATCCAATTCTTTTGCCCTTTCAGGCTCCGTTTCTTTAAAGTAGTTCTATACCCAGCTAGCAAACACAACTCATGTAAATCATTAGCTAACCCCTCTCCAGATGTATACAAAACCATAGTCTTTTTTTTCATATACCCATCCCCGTCCATAAAGGCTTTTAGAAAGACATCTATTTGAACAGGAGGTAAACTCATAACATATCGGGGAACCCTCTTACTAGCAAAGCCAACTCCATACCTTGCCAAGTAAATACCTAGCTGAATACCTGATATAATAAACCCCTTCTCGTTTACTGAAAAAGACACACCCATACGCTCCAACAACCCCTGGATCTTCACTCTATTCTTAGGAATCCTTTGACTTATACCAACTCCATTATACCTCATCTTCCCATTCTTTAGCCTTCTTTTCACCAAGTACCCTTCAGAAATATACCACCCAAGAAATTCCAACCAATCATCCATCTTGAAAACCTGACCTTCTTTCTTGCCCCTCTTAGACTTAAAAGCTGGCAACCTAAACTCAGCCCTCTCTTCCCCCTGCCAATTAATACATGGATTTGCAATCATATCCGACTTAATATCTTTAGGCTTTATCTTCTTGTACCCAGCCTTGACTGTCCTAAGCCACATATCATGATTTGGGGTAATACAAAAATCCGCCCCCCTAGTAACCGTAGGAACATACATCTTCCCCTCATAGGGCATCATTATTCTTCTCTCAACCTTCTCATACTTAGACTCCCCTGACTCATCCATAACCAAGACCTCTTCGTCCTTCTCCAAGTCCTTAAAGAACTTCCATCCTTGACGGGTTAGTACTTCTGTGGCATAATCATGGCATGCTTCATCAACGATGAACATGACATGCTCGCCGTGCATACCTGCCAGGGCCTCTGGACTTTCCTTCCTGGCCGTCCTCGCACGCGCAAACCATGTCGCCGGACTCTCCTTCATCCTTATATAGCTTGTCGTCCACTCATACTGTCCTTTAATATGCGGTGGCATCTTCTCCATCCATTTAGCTATCTCTTTCCACAATACATCGTACATCTGCTCTGCGCCGGGTGCAGTACATGGGATCTGAGCGTCTAAAAAAGAAAAAAGGTACCAAAGTATCAACATGGCAAGAGAAGCGCTCTTACCGCAACCGTGGCCCGATCTGACCGTTATCCTCTGTTTCGCTTTTCCGCACAGTGCTTTTCCAACAGCTTCCATCAACTCTGTCTGATGACTAGTTATATGCCTTCCCTTCTGGAATTTCTCCCCCTCACCCACTGGTGTCAACCCCCACATATCCATTATGAATAACAACGGACTACGCTGATAATCATATAACCGGTAAACATTATCAGATATATCCTTCTCCTTCTTCAACTTCCGATACTTAGCCGTATCCTTCCTCAAATCTTTCGGAATCTCAATCCGTTTAATCTTTTTCTCAACTTTCTTTTTTTTAGCCCTTTTTAACTTTTTAGTCATTTATCTCTTTTAGTGTGATATTTAATACTACATTTTCGACATCTATAATTTTTAAAATTTATTAAACTCTTCTTATTATACCTTTTTTTTTTTATAGTATTGATAGTTAATTTTAACTGTAGTTTTAGGTATATTTGAATAGTATTCGAGTGAATGTAGCCTCACATGATTAGAATTAGATATAATTTCAAGATTTTTTAATTTATTATCAGTCTTAATCTCGTTCTTATGATGCACAATTTTGCTTTTTTTAAGCTTTCTCTTCAACATTTTTTTTATGATATTGCGATGTAATTTATTATTATTCTCTCTTTTGTATTTTTTGTTATTTAATTGTTTTTTAATCAAAGGAGAGATTTTATAAAGTATATGTCTACAATCTTTACAAGACGAATAATACCCATCGACCTTCTGTTTATCCCTGTGGAATTCTGTCTTCAGCTTAATCTTCTTACACTTCTTGCACCTCTTATACTCATCACTCAACCGCTCCTTGTGATTTATACGACCAGTTCTTAAGCCCCACGAACGCTGACACCTTTTACAGGAAGAATATAGATTATCCTTTTTGCTCGTATCCCTTGTGAACATGTCCGTGGCAAGAGACTCCTTACACTTACTGCATGTCTTCATCGTCGTCATCTGGTTTATATCGCTGTAATAAGACGGGAAATAACTCCCAGAGCCTTCGTTCTTTTATAATAGGCTCTCTACGAGACTTCTTCTCGTGCAAGGAATTATGACATATGCGACATAAAAAAACAAGATTCCTTTCATGGTTTAGATTTTCGTGCCCCGGGGCCTCACTACGAAAAACGCAATGGTGCTTATCTACAGCCGTTTTACCGCAATTATCACAAGGGATCCAACTCATGTAACTTTATTATTATCCGCTCATTTACACTCCTGTGCTTTGTAGCTTTTATACTCACAATATACTTGTCATTCTCTATAACCCCGTTCTCCTGTAAAGCATCTAATATCGGCTTAATAAGATTGTCCACGTCCGTCGTCGTAAAATGCTTAATATAGAAATCCAATTCAACTTTACACCACTTTATCGGCTTCCTCTTCCTTATCAACCACCCCACGTCTTCCCTCCATTGCTTATACTTCGGCGTCTTGAACTTCCGCCCACACCATGCCTGATTTACCGTTATCGGCTTTATCGGTATTACAAAAGTTTTACAGTTTATCACTTGTCAAATAATACATAATACATACCTGTACTACCAAAATATACAACAACACATAAGTCAAACTACTCTTCCCTATCCAAGTTAACTCGTACCCAATTACTGGCAACGTCAACCACATCAACAATCTTAATACTTTCATATTTTTATTTGGTTAGATAATAACTAGTTGCAGACCTTTCAGCTCTTGCAGACCTGTAGCACTCCTCCTGGCAATACTTTTTCCTACCACTAACCCTCTCATCCTCTATAACCTCTTCGCAAAATTGACACCTTTTCTCTTTCATAATTTTTTTTTCAAATTTCTCAACTTGATTATCTCAAATAAACAGTAATTAATACTATCCTCCAACTCCTCCACCGCCTCCTCTACCATGTCCCTACCTTCCAAATCATTCCCATATTTCAACCGCCCAGCTAACCTGCGAGCTTCCACCTCCTTCAATATCTTTTCACACTGATTTTCTATCTCACCCTCCGTCATACAATCTTATTATATCCCCTAACCATCATCTTATACATCTTCTCACCACTACATCTCTTGCGGATGCAAGGGTCACATGCAACCCGCTCCTCCCCGTCCTCCCAAAAAACCCAATCACCCACACAACCACATAACTGACACGCCTCCCTCTTAATACCATCATCGTTTTCTGGCCAATCATCCTCCTCTTCTTCAATTATCTCCTCTTTTTTGGCCACACTTTCTTCCCTTACAGCTGCCCTCTTCTTCACTTTCTCACCCCAAGTTGGCCCAATTTTGCCGATTTTTGCATATTCCCACCCATCTACAACTATGGTGTCGCCTGCTTTCATCGCATCCAAATATCGTTTAAGATTAGCCCTAAACTTCCGTATCGTTATACTCTCCATATGTCCAGTATACCAAAAATGTGACACACTTTCAACCCTTACATAAGCCATTAACAAGCCACTTGACACCTTTTTGTTTTTTGCTTTTTTATTTTTTCCCAAAAATAGCCCCTTTTTGTTTTGTTCTGAGGGTGTCACTGGGGGGATATATATAGGGGTAACGGCTGTCGGGTGTCGGTCATCCCTGCCCCTACGCAAGCCAATAACGAGAACTTGCGAAATCCTTATAGTATTGCGAAACAGCTAAACTACAACAAATCAATCAAAATAAGCCCAAATAAGAGGAGGGTGGGTGGTGGTATCGCGTTTCTGGGAGCCACATAACGGCTGTTGACCTGCTGCATTTAGGACACATTATATGTATTGTGCAAACTTATATAGCCCATATGTGCCATTATTAGCTCATACATGCCAAAAACAGGCTATTTAAATGCGTTCTAACGCGTTTAAATTAAAAAGTTGACTTATACCTCATCTGAAATGCTGCCCTCTTTCTGCTCCTTAGCCACAAGCTGCTGCGGTTTAACCTCTTCTACTGTTGCCAGCTTTGACATATCCGCGTGCAAGTTGCGTAAGCTGAAATTGTGCGTAGTAGTTTGCTCAATTACTTGTTTATCAACGTAGTCATGTTTGCATTTCAACAAGAACATCGAGAATATCGGATTTGCCTTATTGGTAAGGGCATTATCAATTAATCCAGAGATACAAAACTGCCTTATTTTTTTGATAACGCTGTGATATTCTTTGAACGCTGGATCTTTGCGCCACTCTGCCAATAGGTCATAATCAAAATCCGCAAACTGCCCAAAACCCATAATAGTAGGAGTGTATTTGTCTTGTTGTTGTAGTTGTTCAGTATAAATTTTATAACCCTCGAGTTTTTCAGCGAGGTCTTGAGGTGTCTTGAAAGCTTTTGGCTTACCACCTAAACAGCCTTTAGTCATTGTTTATACTATTAAATCCTTGTTTACTCCGGTTTCTTTATAGGCATAACCGCGATTCTTTGATCTATCCCTAGTGTGTAACCTTCCAGTTGGAATTCTTCGAGTGCCAACTGAAACTTCTTGAATGCCTTAGTCTCTGTTACAGGTATTTCTCGTGCATCCGGTTCTTTCACCTCCACAGTCGATTTTATCACACTCTCCTTTTCTGGTTTAGCCGCGCTTTCTTGTTTAGCCGCGCTATCTTCTTTAGCCATACTTATTTATTAAATGGTATCAACTTAACCCCCCCATCAAACAATAAATGTTTTCTTAAATCCTCCGGCACTTCACGCTTCGCCTTGACATACATCCGCTCAATTAAACTATCAAACACCTTTACCGATAAATCCAAATCATGCGGATTAATCCTCCTATGCTCAACGACCCCATCCTTCACAACACCGCCTTCAACCTCGATTAATATCTTCATGGCCACATTATAACAAATCATGCAAGAAATAGCAAGAAAACGTGTACATAAGGACATGATCTAGCCTCAAAAGCAACCCCTTATTATAACTTAGTGATACTTTGCATTGCATTGTGTACG